AGGGTTCGATTCCCTTCGCCCGCTCCAGATCACCCTGCCAAGCCCCTGAAATGCCTAGCGTTTCGGGGGCTTTGCTTTTTGGGGGAAGGAAAGGTGTCGAAGAAGTGTCGAGGCGCATTCAGCGCTACATGCTCAGGAGTAGAAAGCCATCACTCGATTGGCCCCACCAAGCAGTAGCGGATCAATTGCTGCTCAACGCTCTGCTTCTGTCGCAAAACCAAGATCACTGCCACCTCGCCTTGCTCTTCGTGGAATTCGTAAAAAACACGATAGGGGCCGGTATTAAGCTCGCGATAGCTCAGCACCCCCAGAAGACTCGCCTGCTGGCTGACTGGGTAACCTTTAGGTGCAAGTGAAATCTTCTCTTCAATCTCATCCAAAAGGCTCAGTACTGACTGGAGTGCAGCCTGTTCACCTTGGAATGGAGCCAAGTGGTGGACTTGGTCTTCGATGCTTTGCTCTGCGGTATCAGTAAAACGAATGACGACCGGGGACATTAAACCTCCTTATTCTGGCTGAGCGAACCTCCTGGAAAGGCGAGCTTTCAAATCATCAACAGAGCGATGCTTGCCTTCTGCGTACTGGCGGGAGCCAATCGCAAGCAACTTCACCAGCGCAATTGCTTCATCGCGCTGCTTCCGCTCAGCATATGACTCAACCACATAGGCAGGAACACCGTTCTGCGTGACGACCATTGGCTCGGATAAATCCAGGTCAGCCGCATGACGTTTCAAATAACTAATTGTCTCGACTCGCATGAGCCGGTACCTCCATTGCTGTGGGAACACTTAAGGCCTGGAACTCAGGTTCTACGGTGTTCGAACTCCACCACGCTCCATATCCAGGCGACGAGTGGGATTCGCGCGTCGGCAGTCTGTCTACCGTCGGCTCCAACATCATAATCCGAATTCAGACCGAATTTGAACCACCTCAAGTCTATTTTTCTTTCCCTCTGTCGACCCCCGCAGCCTTCAACCTATGAGCGGGTTGAATCGAACAGCCTCAGATAGGTGGTCTTGGGAGAGGTGCGCATATCGCATCGTCATCGACAACGAGGCGTGCCCCAGGATGTGCTGTAGGGTCACGATGTGCCCGCCGTTCATGATGAAGTGACTGGCGAACGTGTGGCGCAGTACGTGGCTGGCCTGCCCCTTCGGCAGCTTGATCGAGGTCGACAGCAGCACCAGGCGGAACACGCCAAGGCAGTTCGTGAACGGCCCGTGGGTCTGCCAATGCCGGCGAAGGTCGGCGCCCAATTCTTCCGAGATCGGCACCGAGCGCACACGCTTGGACTTAGTGTTGGCAAAGATCACCGTATTACCTTTCAGACGTTCCGGCGTCAGCGCCTGAGCCTCACCCCATCGAGCCCCTGTCGCGAGGCAGATACGAGCGACCATCTTCGGATGTGGCGACGTGGTGCGCGCATCCAGGGCCGTAAGCAGTTCGGACACCTGATGCTTGGTCAGGTACGACAACGGTCTTTCCTGAAGCTTGAGCGGCCGCATGCGCCCTACCGGATTCTCATAGTCAATGACGCCGAGTTGGCGCAATTCGTTGTACATGGACTTGAGGTAGCCAAGACGGTTGTTCGCGGTCTTGCCCGACATGCCATTGGCTATCTGTCGGCTACGCAACCGAGCCACTTTCGCAGGCTCCAGGGAGACAGCGACCGGGTCGCCCAGGTCCTTTGCCACCAACCGCAGAATCGCCACGCAACGATGCCCGTTGCTCAAGGTCTGGCCGTGCAGTTCATACCAGAGTTCGACCAACTCCGAGAGACGCCGACGGTCCTTCGGCCTGAGCGTCCAGCAGGGGTTTTCCGCACACTTCTGACGCGCGGTGGCCTCGAATTGCTGCGCCTCCATCTTGGTCTTGAACCGCTTGCGAAAGCGCTTGCCCTTGATCGGTTCTACATCGACGAACCAACGGCCATCGGGGAGCTTGGTGATCGACATTAGACGGCATACCCCCGCCGCAGATACCGATCACACATCAGCTTGTGTATGTGCCTTTCCAGATCGCGACGAGTCCAACCCTTGGCGAGATAGTGGTCTTCGATAACGTGCCAGAACTCCAGTTTACGGGCGGACTCAATAGCCTTTTTTGCCGGGACACGCTCCCGCGCGATCAGGCTCACGAACTGGCCGAGAAACATCTCGCAGTTACGCCCGCTAAAGCCCTTGGCGGTCTTGTAATAGCGCCGATACTCGGTGCGCTCGATCAGCGGATCGCACTCGACCTGGACGCGGGCGTCCTGGCTGATCAGGCTCCAGAACGGATCGTAGAGCGCCGTCCGGCTCAGCAGCTTGAAGCTTTCGCAGGCGTAGTTCCACAGTCCTTGCAGGTGCGGGCAAAGCCCCTCATAGGTGCGGCAGCCAATGACCTCTCCCGAAGCCATGCGCGAGCCTTCGGAGAACTGCTGGACGATGGAGTGATGGAAGCGGAATTCGAGCCGCCAGACCGTTTCCAGGGGGTTATAGGCCGGGTCGCCATCGCCGAACGGATCCCCGTTCAGGGTCGCCCACACGCTTTCCCAATAGTCGAGCTTGTCGGTGGCCCGAGCCTGGAGGGTCTTGTTATAGATCGACAGTTGCAGGCCGTTGGCCGAGCCGAACATGTACGTCTCGCCACGCCCGTAGACCGAGGCGTTGCCGTCGAATTCGATCCGCTCGATCCCACTGATTTGTCGCACCCGACGCGAGCGACAATGCATGCGGTCCACCAGATCGCGAGGCGGTTTCCAGCCCTGCACGTCCAAGGCGATATGCACAGCGGCTTGGTTGGTTTCGCAGTGACTCAGCACGGCAGCGGCCAAATCATCCAGCACGCCCTGGAGGATGCGCGGATCGGCGCCATCGAGGGCGTGAGGCGATACCTCGATCTTGAGGTGCGAGCCAATGGTGTCGACCTTGATGTTGTGATTCTTGATTAGCAGGATCAGACCCATTTCAGCGTTCTGCAGGCGGTACTGATAGCCGGAGTCGCGACCGATGCGGCCCTTGGACCACTCGTAGCCGGCGAACTCGACCACATCCACCGAGAGGTCAAACAGCGCCATGACTTCCGGCCGGAGTTTGCCGTTGTACAACTGCCGCACCGTATCCACGCCGCACCGCAGAATGCGCACGCCTGACAGGTCGGTGAATTGAGCCGTGGTGTCGTCGAAGAACAACCGCCCTTTCGGGCTTTCCAAGACCTGACCGTCCGACTCGATACTGACGCGAATTTGATGGCTGATTTTCTTCATCTTTAACGATCCAAATTGGTACGAATTGAAACCGCAATAGGTGGCTTATCTGACGTGTTACAGGGGCGTCGGCCGCGCCTTCGGCCTATCGCTCATGCCTTGCGCTCCCGGCCGGCGGCGCGGCCCGCCCCTCATGACGACGCCCCTACCGCCGCTAGCGTCGTCATCACCGTCCACCAGTGATGCAGCGCCCAGCCCATCGCCACCGGGACGAGAAATTCCCAATCGATCATTTCTCCCTCCAGGGCCGCGAGGCGTATTCGGAATCGGGGACGATGGTCAGCGGCGACTGGCCCCTGGCCGGTGCGTCTGCGGACGCGGCGACAGGCGCTGCCGGAACGACGCTGGCCACCGCGCCGGCCTGCCTCCCGGAACAGGTGACGGTCTGTTTCCAGTCCTCATAGCGAAGCTCTACGACGCACTCGCCCTTGGGCGTTACCCGGTAGCCGGAGCCGATCAGTTGCCAGCTGGTGAGTTCCAGGCGCCGGCCCGTGGGATCCTCCAGGGCGAACATGTAAATGTCGCCCCGCGACTTGCGGTAGGCATGGGCGAGGATGGAGATCCGCCGATCGGCGAAGGGATGGGCGTTCAGATCAACAGGCGCAGCAGCAGGCCCATCAGGTACAAGCCCAGGAGGAAGAAAGCTATTCGCAGCAGGACGCGCTGGAGCAACCACAGCAGCGGGCGCAGCAGGGGCTTGAGCAGGGTCGCCAGGAGCGTCGGCAGGTGTCGCAGCAGCCGGACCGCCAATCGTGCGCAGAGGCCCCATATACCAGACAAAGCCAATAGTGCCGGCCAGCAATGCCAGTAGAAGAACCAGCTTAGGCGACCGGAAGAGGCTCTTGCCCGCCTTGGTGTCTTGGGTCTTGCCGGTGGCCGTGGACTGGTAGAGGGCGAAGGTCTGCTTTCGGATCCGCTTGTATTCGATGATGGTGCCATCGGCGGGCGGACGGTTGAGTTGGGCGTCATGCTGGGCCTCCTTGTAGCGGCCGGGAATGCCGATCACCGCGAGGTTGGAATGCTTGTAGGCCATCTCGCAGGTCATGCGGATGTCGTCGCGGATGTAGGAGATGTTCGGCGTGGTGAGGACGATGTCCCAGTTGAAATGCCGGTGCCGGGTCCAGGCGTCGAGCCAGCCCATGGGACGGTCGGCCGCGTGGGCCGCTTCCGGTCCACCGGGGTAGTCGAAGCGCTCGAGGTCTTTTTCCCGCCAGGACTTGGGAAACAGCAGTTGGGTTTCGTCGAAGATCAGGAAGGCCCCGCGGGGCGCCCACTGAAACCACGTGCGCATCTTTTCGAGGTCTTCCAGCGACTCCAGATCGAGGTTGATGATTTCCGCCGTGTTGGGCAGGTCCGGGAAGACCTGATAGGCCCGCTCCAGGGTGAAGCCGCGCACGTTGGTGATGATCACCCGCCCGTCTTTCAGCGCGGGCACGGCGTCATCTTGGATCGCGCCGGAGGTCTTGTAGGAGCCATTGGGGCCGTGGTGGATCTTGATCGACACGGATCACCTCCCAATGAACGGCACGAAGCGCATGCAGAAGCGCGTCGCCGCCGCGACCATGATGATGTTCAGCGCCTGTGGCACGCCGAAGAAGGCCAGCCCCGCCGCAATCGGCCCCGGCAGCGCGGCGTACATGCTGCGGATCATCTGCGGCACGCCGAGGCTGTCGATCAGTTCGCGGGCGGCGGTGTAGCTGACATCGATCAGCAGGATCAGGGTCTGGAGCGCGGCGTACATCGACGCCTTGGTGGCAACCACCAGTCCGTCGCGCACAAAGTCATAGATGCCTTGGGCGAAGAAATCCCAGATCCACTGGAAGAAGGCGATGATCTGATCGAGGAAACCGGAGAGCCATTCCATAGGGTCAGTCCTTCAGCAGAATGAGGGCGGCGATCAGCGCGGCCATCAGCAGCAGCGCCACGCGCAGGCTGGAGAGTTGGCCGGCGTAATCGGAGATACAGAGGGAGTAGGACTTGCCCCAAATGGTCATAGGCTCGCAGGGCAGTTGCCCGCCGCCTTCCGCCAGGTTGAGGTCGAAGGCACCCTTCATCTGGTCGACGTTGGCTTTCACCTTGGTCTTGAGTTCTTTCTTGGCGTCCTCGACCTTCTTTTCCCAGGTGGCGATGGCGTCATCCCAGGTGCCGGGCGTGGGCTCCTTGAGTTCGCCGCCGGGGCCTTCGGGGCCGGTGGAGCAGTTCTCTTTCGCCGGGTCGCAGGTGCCGTTGCCATCGCCGCCCGTGCCGCTGCCGTCACCGTCGCCGCTACCATCGCCCCCGCCGTTGCCGTCCCCTCCCCCGCTGCCGTCGCCGCCATTGCCGGTGCCACCGTCATTGCCGCCGCCGTTGTTGTTTCCACCGCCATTGCCATCGCCGCCGTCGCCATCACCGCCCGGCGTGGTCGGGTCGGTTGGATCCGTGGGATCGGTCGGGGTCTTGACGCAGGTAGCCCCCGACCACGACCAGCCGGGCGGGCAGCCGGGGTCGTTCGGATCGGAGGGATCGGTGTTCGGGGTGTCGGGCGGATTCAGCGAATCGCCGGTTTGGGAGAAGGTGTAGGAATCGGCACCGCAGCTTTGGCCGGTGCCCTTGAGGATGTAGTTGCAGAAGCCTGTCGTAGTGGAGCCTTTAACGAAATAGCAGCTAGCCGGGCTGGGATTGCCGCCGTACTCGCAGCTCTGATAACAGGCAGTCGGAGCGCCGCCGTCACCGACATAGTTACGACCACCCGAGGTGACTACCGGCGAGTCTGGGCCCTTGGCTGGGAACAGGTCGCCCACTTCGCAAGGCTTGTCACACGAGCCGGTCGCTTCGTTGTATTCGGTGCCGGCTGGACAAGAGTCGCCTTTGCGATTAGCAACGTTGCTGAAATTGGACGCAACATACTCGACCCCTTTCGAGTTCAGAGCATAGGCAACGATCCCGCAACTCCAGTGACCCGAATCGATAACGACGTTCTTTTTGTCAAAGCGCGTATATTTGCCGCTGTCCCTGTCTATGTAGAACTGGTTATTCGCGCTACAGGCCGCTACAGCACTTTGATACTTCACCTTGCCGTCGGGATACGGCACCGTCCAGTAATAGTCCTCTGCCCAGGCCGAGGAAACTTGCACCCACAGCAGCGGCAGCAGAAAAAGAAACCTCATTCCCTTACCCTCAAAGAAAAGCCCCCTGCCGGAAACTCCGGAGGGGGCTTCCGCCTCGGTCTGTTCGGTTAGAAGAATTCGCCGGTCCGGTACCCGGTGATGAAGGCGCCGGCGAAGAACGCCCCCAACCACACCGACCAGAGCACCCGTTACGCCTTGCGCAACATGCTGTAGATCAGGCCGGCAACGGCCAGGATCACCAGGGCGCCGACGATGTAGCCGCCAATGGCCTTCATATCGCCCTGCCCATCGGTGATCGCCGATTCCACCGCGCTGGTGTCGATCACCCCGGCGAAGGCCGGCAGCGAAGTCGCGGCAGTGACGGAACCGGCGATGCACAGGTTGCGGAACGAGGCGACCGGGCTGAACTTGGCGATGCGTTGCTTCATTGCTTTCATGGTGTTTCCTCTCTACTTGGCTTTACGAAGAAGTGACGCGACCCAGCCAATCAAAAGCCCCGTCACGAACGATCCCAGGACGCCAGCGGCACCGATGCCGAAGGCTTCCGGGGAGAAACCACCGTTGACCAGGATGTCCACGTATCCAGCGGCCTCGGGCGGAATCAGGTAGGCCTGTTGCCATGCGAGTTCGCGACACGCCATGAAGCCCTCGGGGGTCGAGGTCCACGCGGTACACACCTGCACAGCGACAACGCCTGACATAGCGATCAGTCCTCAAACAGCCAGGGAGGCCGCTAGGCCGTCGATCCAGCCCCAGGCGTAGCCGGTGGCCAGACCTACCGCGAACAGCGAGAGATAGCGGAGCATCGCGGCCTCCTACGGCTTACGCCTTGGCGTCCGGAGACTTGTCTTGTTTGTCCTGGCCCTGCGGCTGCTGGGCCGGGCGCGGGGCTTGGGCCTGTGCTTGCGGGCGGGCCGGGGCTTGGGCGGTCGGCGCCATCGGCTTGCCGCCCACGGCCAGCAGATCCACGAGGACCTGGGTATTGGTGATCCGACCGAAACGGTCTTGGGTCGGGCGGACCACGCTGGCGAACTTGCAGAGCACCGGCTGGCCTTCGAAGACGATGGCGTCTAGCAGGGTCGGCTCGATGTTGTATTCGCTGATCTCGAAGCCCTTGGCGTTGCCACGGGCACCTTCCGGGATCGGGGCGATGGACTGGACCGAGGCGTAGATTTCCCCGGTCTTGGTCGAGGTATAGGTGTCGGTCTTGGTGACCCACAGTTCGACGACGCCGCCTTGGGTTGCAAACATGTTCATCGGTGTTTCTCCTTCAATTCGCCTTTTTCGGCGTGAGTTGTCCCGCTGCTGCAAATTCGGCTGTTTCGCCTTCATTCAGCGGTGTTGGGTGAATGTGATGTATGGGGCGATCCCTTCGGGCCGGGCTCTATTCGCTAGCGAACCAAGCCAACCACGGGTGTTCGTCTCGGCCCATTCGGGTAACGCCCCCTATCGCAACGTCGTCGCCGACGGCCAAGGGGAACCCTTCCCCTTGGAACCCGCAGAGCAACACCAAGGGCTCTGCCCTTGTCATCCCGCTCTTGCCGCCGAGGGCTCGGGAGCGCGGGGCGGAGGAACTGCCCCACACTCCCAAGCGGAGGCTGTTTCAGGGGGGAGGCGTTCAAGGGGGCGCTCCGCCCGTGCTTCCGTTCGCCGGAACGGTGAAGCTGTTCCGACGAGCCGGGAGCGCGGCCCTTGACCGGATCGGCCACGGTGCGGGCGGCCCGGATCAGGCAGAGCAGGAGCAGCGCTTTCAGGGTCTTAGCGAGCATGGGTCAGCCCTCCAGGACACGCAGCAGGTCCTGCTGCTCGGGGTGAAAACTCACAGATTCTGGTTCCGCCAAGGCCCGCATCACATAACGGCCCCACTGCTCGGCCATCGCCTCGGCGATACCGATATAGGTCCGGCTACGGTCCTTCCAGCGGTCAGGGCCTGGCGCCATGTAATGCACGACCGGAGAACGTCCATCGACGATACGGGTCGGCTCCAGAAGCGGCAGGTTCTGCAACCAGAGGTGCGTTTCCTTGCGCTCGCCGTGTCCGAACATCCAGGGCTGGATGATCTGGTCCGGCTTGCGAATATGGCTGGAGATCACAGACTTGGGGTTCTCCAGTGCCTTGAATCGAATAGGCGCCGACAGCAGGGTACGAACGAACTCCAGGGCACGTGCCTGACGACCGTCAGCAATCTTCTCGGGAAACCAGCGAGCACCCGAGGTAGCCAGGTCAGTGCAGGGCGGGTGGGCAATCAGCAGATCCCACCCCCAGTCCAGCATTTCCAGGACATCCCCCTGGACGTGCTCCCCTTCGGTTTCCGAAGGCAGCAGATCGCAGCTCACGGCGTAAAAACCAACCCGGGCCAGTGCATCGCGGACACGCCCGGAGAACTCGCAGGCAATCAGTGCGGTTGGCTGTCTCATAAGGCAGTCACTCCAGGACGAAAGGTTTGTGCAGTCGAACGCCGGGCGTGGGTTTCCCGCTGTCGTACACAACGTGCCAGTACTTCGGCGGACGCCGGGACGGGTCGTGTTTCGCGCAGAAGGAACGGGGACGGCAGAGCCAGCGGCCACCTTCCCGATAGGGCAGCCCAGGGGGCCGGCAGTCCGGACACGGCGACGGGCTGTGCAATGGGATGACCTGCCTTGCGGACCAGCACACAGAGCAAGCGCAGTCCGGGGCGTGGGTTTGGCGCAAGTAATTCGGAGACGACATGGTCAGCTTCCTCCTTATCTTGGCGAGCACGGCCCCAGGCGAGAGCCTCAACCCGCAGGTCGGTCAGATAGGATTCTTCCGGCTGGGAGAGGTAGCCGGAGTCCATGAGGCCGTCGATCAGCATCAGGGCGCGGTTGAAGGGTTCGCTGGGATGCTCTGCCGCGTGCAACAGATAGCCCTCAAGGAAGCTCAGCAACGCGTTAATCGGGTTGCTCGACAGAACGCGCGCTACCTCAGCGCCTTCAAAGCTCTGCTCAACACGGAAGACCAGTTCGGCATTCAGGGAACGCATAGAGGCCTTGGCAGCCTGTTCAACCCGAGCGCGAAGGGCTAGAGGCATACGGAGCTTGAATTGCGGATCGGTGCGGCTCATGCCGTCCACTCCTGCTCCAACAGCCAGTTGCGAAGCAGCGCGCTATTCACCATGCGCAGCTTTCCGAGCTTCACGGACGGCAGCACGCCCCGGTAAACCCAGGCGCGGGCAGTGCCATAGCTAATGCCGTTGCGCTCCGCCCACCGTTCGATGGACTCCACATCCTGTTGCGGCCCTATCAGGGCGCTGGGGTTAAGCTCTTCCAGTTCCATGCTCGTTCCGTCACTATTCGTTGCAACAGCACCGCAGGGGCAAATCCACGGTGTAATTATTGAACTCAAACGGAGTCTATCAGTTCAGATTTAGAGTTCAAATATTGAACTGATAATTTTATAGATCAATATGGAATCAATTCAGGATAGAGCTATAGCTTTGATTTATAAGGCTGGGCTTGACGAACTGGTAAGGCAATCTGATATCTCTTGGAGCAGGTGGAAGAATCTGCGCCACCGGAAAGCTCGCATCAGTACCGAGGAGGTTGAGGTACTGGTAAAGCTGTTCCCTAGCTATGCGCTATGGATCGCCAGCGGCCAAGTCGCTCCGGAAGCAGGGCAAACAAGCCCCGACTATGACGAAGCCAATCGAAACTTGCCCAATCAAAACGCGGGATAGCGATCACTAGAAAAGTAGCACTGCGATGGTATGCCCTACGGACGGAAGGCAAGAATGAAAGCTGACAAGGAAGATGCTCCAGAGTACTTAAGAAGAAAGCGGAGCCAGAGCTTTGGTAAATGGTCGCTCGCAATTGCTCTAGGGCTAGGACTTTCAGGGTTGGCCTTACACATGACAGAAAACCAATTCCTAGCAAAACCACAGGCTGGCCAGCCCTCCTATTCTGAAAACCCTACTCAAACCTCTAACTATAACACTCCAGAAAGTGAGCCGAAAAAGACATCAGAAGAACTTTTTTGGGAAAGTGTTAATGCACGCGATCATCAACAGAGCCAGCCTAAGCAAACTGTTTATAACGATAGTAATTACAAGCCACAAAAGCCGACCAACATCTACACACCATCAACAACCCATGGAATAGTATCCGCGCCCCAGCAAACCCAGCAACGCCAAGTCAATCGAGCAAGCCGCGAGCGAACTTCTAAGTGGATCAAAAGCTGGAATGGCGGTACAAACTACCTAGCGGAATGGCTATCCGTAAACAATTACATAGATGGCTCCAGTGTCTGTGCAAATCACCGACGCGGATCAATCGACTTCCGCGAATGCCGTAAGGCTGCCAAGCAGTATTTCCATGAACAGTGCAGAATCTGGCGTGCGCGTCATGACAATGACCGCAAAGCAAGAAGTGATCGAATCAAGACGCGTTATTGCACTGCGGCGAGCAGCTTTAATCCTATGGGATAGTGAAAATTGAAATCACTAAAAAAATACAAGATCACCATAAAAGCAAAAGCAGGACGAATGCTAAGCAAGGGATATAGAATATTTATTAGAACCATAAACCCAAGAACAAAAATAAATTTCAGATCTTTGTATTACCTATTCTTATTAGCAGCACTCTCAATAATATTGGTCCTTTTAATAGATATTCTTTCAATATCTAAAACCAAATCACTCGGCGAATGGGGAGACTTCTTTGGCGGCGTTCTAAATCCAATCTTGACCTTTCTCACATTTATGGGATTACTAATAACCATAGTAATTCAGCAGACTGAACTAAGGGAGTCAAGGCAAGAGTTAAAACGTTCTGCAGACGCACTATCAGAACAAACAGGCAGCACTAAGCGTCAAATTTTTGAGTCTACTTTCTTCAACATGATGAATATGCACGCATCAATATTAGACTCTATCGACCTTACGAGTCCTAATGGTAGAATCACGAAAGGAAGAGACTGCTTTGTTGTTTTCTATAGACGACTACAACAACATTGCACCCCCAATAAAGTCAGTATACATAACGAACAATCTGAGTTAGATTTTCTGCGGGAAGGTTACAAAAAATTTTGGGAGAAAAACCAGCTTGAGCTTGGGCACTATTTTAGATTTCTATATAATATTTTTCGCTTTATTAAAGATTCTGGATTTTCGGACGGACCGTATTCCCGCTTAATTCGCGCACAATTGTCGGACCAAGAATTACTAGTTATTTTTTATAACTGCATAGCATCTATCCACGGCGACAACTTTAAATCAATCGCCGAGGAATTCTCCCTTTTTGACAACATGCCCAGGGAGCTTTTACTCTCACAAACACACCTATCTCACATTGCACCCAGTGCTTTTAATAGAGAGAACAATTAATCATTGGAACAATTATATTTCGAGAAATTTTCGAAAACACTATACTAGATTGAGACAAAACGAGCAGGCAAGGAAAGCAAAAAAACCCACAACGGGAGAGTTTTGTACGGCCTGAGACTCAACCGAAACGGGTTCGACTCCCTAGCCTATAAGGTATGTTTCCCCCAAGGTGGGTCGCCGCTTCCGACCAAAAGCGGCCTCTAACTTGAGCCGCAATCAAATAAGGACTTGCGACACTTACATCTCTATTGATTATTTGTATAAGCTTAGAGTCGACTCTATCGAGACTGAAGCAACATAAGGTATAAATAATTTGGACGAAAAAAAACGAAAAGAGCTTGCCGCTTCTTTGCTAAAGGACATGGAAGCCACTGCCGCCCGCATACGCGAATCAATTATTGCCATGCCTCCGCATGATCTGCTCGGCTACATCTATGCCCGGTACTTGATGAAAGCGATGGCAGACCAAGGCCTCACTCAGGTGCAAGACAAATCAGACACCCCGGATAATCTAATCAACGAAAATCAGTTCATATTGGAGTACGTACACGCGGTTCTCGCATCAGAAGTTACCTCTATGAACGAGGTATTCGACGAAGCCCAGTGCACTGAACTGTTTGAATATGGTCGCAAACTGCAAGAACAGGCCATGGCTTTCGCCGTGGTCACGTCCGCAGACACCAAAGACGGTGTATTCGGACCAAATACCTCCGAAATTGAATTCCAAGCCAAATCCACATGGATCATGCTGCGCGGGAACCGCTACCAAGTCTTGGAAGGCGAGTTCTACCGCTACGTTCTGGCTCCTCATGATGATGTCCTACAAGAAGTGTATGGCGTCGGCGCCGCCGATGTTGCAGAAGGATTCCAGGCTATGGCCGACGCCACGCGTTCTGGTTATGCCGACGCTATCACGGTTATGTTGGAGCAATTTGAGGCGGCAAAGGCCTTTGCTACGGCACAAAGCAAACCTCTGGAGCAAGCCATGGAGGCGTGGGCTGGGGCCAATACAGATCAGATAAAAGTTATGAGGCGGGCACTGGATGATATGTTCCGGGGCGGCATCGCAAACGTCAGCCTTCACACGAAGCTTCCGCCGACATTACTAGCGGATCTGGCGTACCGGCGGGGGGAGGAAACCGAGTTCTTTGCAGCGGGTGATTTCGCGGGGACCCCTTACCGGACATTGCCCGCTCGGAAAAAACCACTGATTCAACTTGGATCGGACTACTATGCTATCGACCCATGCTTCACCCGAGATGCGGGATATCGTGCGCTTCTCTACAACCTCCTTCAGAGAAGACCAGACTACAAGAAGACGTTTGAAAATCGGCAGAAGACGATGAGTGAAGCTGCCTTCCCCGACATTCTGTCCGCCCAACTTCCCGGTGCCACGGTTTTTCAAGAGGTCTATTACAAAGACCCTGCCAGCAAACAGTGGTCCGAAAACGACACCCTCATCCTGGTAGATGATGTGCTGTTCCTGATTGAGGCCAAGGCCGGGGCGGCCGCGACCATCGCATCACCTGCGCTTGATTTCGGACGTCACGCCCAATCCGTTCAGGACTTGGTAATCAAGGCCTACAAGCAATGTGAACGCTTCTTCAATTATCTTAACTCTGCGGATGAAGTGCCGCTTTACCAACTAGCGGACGGTAAATACGAAGAGTGCGGCCGTGTTCGCCGCTCCAATTACCGCGTGATGGTGCCGATTGGGCTAACGGTCGAATCGTTCTCTCCCTTCTCAACATACTGCAAGGAGCTTCCGCAGATTGAGCCGCTACTTGGGAGGCATGCCTTCGTTTCACTATCCATCGACGACCTGTTCGTGCTCCAACGCTTCCTACCAACACCCGGCGAGTTCTGCCACTACATGGAGGTACGGCAGTCCGTAGCGGGAATTCGCCATGCTCATCTTTTTGATGAGTTTGACCATCTAGGTGCATATCTGAAGAAGAACCGTTTCGATCAGGATATTGCCGACCAGTTAAAGGGGGATAAAGTGAGCATGCTCATATGGGGTGGCATGAGCGGCATTGTCGATAGGAGCTTCGAGGGCGAAGACTGGCAAAACAGATCGTTTCCAACGCAGCACTTTCCGGCGGAGGTGCTGAAGCTGCTTGAGGCGCTTGACGCCACTCGAGCAAGCGGATGGCTTTCAGCCGAGAGCCATATCCGTAATCTAGGAGAGGAAAGCCGTAACAATCTGGCCAAGCTGCTGTCCGATCTTCGCCAAACCCTTAACCAACATCCGGCTCGTTACTTTCTTCTGTCCGGGGATGGTGGGCCACTATTCCTTTGGCTTCAACAATGCGACCACCAAATTGACTGGACCAAGGTAAATGACAAGGCCAGCGCAGCTGCGTTGGCAGTCATGGCCTCTAATATAGTCGGAGTAGTGGCAGAGATTAGTGCCGATGGAACCTACTACCGGGCGCAAGCTTTCGCGGTCCATATACCGAAGGAGCGAGCAGAAAAAAATACCCATATTTACGAAGATGCCGCGCGAATGGCTCAACACAATCGGGTGGTAAATTTCAACCAACCCCAAAGACTAACTCCTCCCTTGAATATTAAAAAAGTAGGACGGAATGATCCGTGCCCATGCGGCAGTGGAGCAAAGTTCAAAAAATGTCACGGCCGTTGAATGCACGAAGTTTAAAGGATCGAAAGGCCGCTTTGGGCCGTTAGCAGACATCAGATAGCTGTCGAAAATGTGTCGAAATCAATGGTACGAAGAGCTACGGAGTGAGACGCCTACACAGCGAAAGCAGTGGAATTGGAACGTATTGGGCCACTTCAAAACCCTGTTTTATAGG